GTAAGGGATTGAGAAGCGAAAATAGAGATACTATTTGATCCCAAAATAGAAACAAATGGAATGTTTTTATTTGTAGCATAAATAGAATGTGTTGCTGAATTACATGCGTTCATAAAATTACAAAGGGTGTATGTAAATAAATAAGTATAGCCTGTTACCAAATAGTTACCTGGAATGATTAATGGTTTAGAAACATCGTGATTAGCTAATATTATAGTTAAAAAATCACCAGTAATTTGTAGTGTAGCTAATTTCCAGCTTCTATATAAACTATTAATAGAAGAAGTAACATCTATTTCAAATGAATTACAAATATTTACTTCATATGGTGCTGAAATAATTACTTGTGGAACCAAAGGAGTTTCATTTGGTTGTAAAATGGTTTCATAATAAAGGTCCAAATTTTGGAAAACAATAAGAGATTGATTAGCATATATTTTGTCATTTAATGATAAAAGAGGACTTGTATTTGAGTGTAAAACTAAAGTAGTTTCAATATGATTATTATCTATCCATTTACATGTTGAATGAAAATCATTTTGGAATACAAGAATATTTCCACAAGGTGGCAAAAAAGAATGATTATAATAATTTGTTGTGAAATTATACGAAGGCAAAAAAGTATCAAATGTTAAACCATTTTGACTAAAAATGGAAATAAAATTTAATAATGATAATATCATTATATGAATTTAAAGAAAACTATAATTTATGCTGTTGTAGTTATAGAGGGCGTCGTCCCATAGCCATATACCTAATAGTTATGTATGATAAGATACCTAAAAAAATAGAAAGTAGCCAAACCGGCAAAATAGTTTTATTGGTAAAGCCTACACCAAATGAGCGAATTCCTCCATCTGGTGTATACAAACACGCGGGCTGGGCATACTGAATTCCAAAAAATGTTATTAAAAACAATATAACTGATAATAATACCGTATTGGACTTAATAAATCGCGACATTTAATTAATGTGTTATACTATTTATATGTTATTATGATATATTATTATTTTATGTTTTAAAAAAAACTATATATCCATATAAAAATACGTCGAAATAGGTTATAAATCCAAATGGACAACCATGGGTACATAATAACACCCATTCCTAAAATCACATATTTTATAATAAATGCTTTATCGAGTACTGGTTGTGTTGCTATTTTCTTAACACATAATCCTATAAATATTACTATTGATAACCAATAAATATAGCTTAAAACAGTATAATATGATTCCAATTGTTCTATGTTTTGTTCGCTATAATATGCGAGTCTGTCATTTGTTAAAGCAGATGTAGTTTGTGATGAAATATATTTCTGCTCATTCTTATTTTGTATCGCAAGTTTCTTGTAAAGATCACGGACGTGGGAAAAATTGTTAAACATGCTTGTATACACATGAGATGTTTGCGACACATTACGAGCATTTTTTTCAAATTTTTGTTTGAGTTGGTTACCCTTTTCGTGTGCTTCCTTTGTTAATCTTTGCGTATTTAATTTATTAAATGCTGTTTCGCCCCGTGTAAACATAACATATTCCTTAAATGCGTCGTTTGCTCTTTGAGGTGCTGTTTGAATCGCATCTACAGCATCGTGGTATTTTGTCAATAGTGTATTTGCTGTTCTATCCCTCATACATTCGTCATTGCATTCGTATTTTGACGATGCTTGGTCGATTAAGTTATTTAACATTTCAACATTAAATTCAGATGATTTCATAATAACACTCGTTTGTTTATTCTATTATGTCCTTGTATTAAAAGTATATTTTAATTCGGGAGAAGTTTCCATGTACTCAATTATATTAAGAGAAATTTGTATTACATATCATCACTTATTCCTTAATTACCCTTTACTAATTTAGTCAATCCACTATTTCCCATTGTTTTCATCATTTTAGTCGCCTGATTCATTAAAGGTCCAAAATTTTTAATCAATGGTTCCATTCCCTGCATAGCTTCAGAAAGTTGCTTTTGCTGTGAAACTAAATTCTGGGTATCATTTGTGAGATTCTTAATCCCTTCTCCACCTAAAATATTATTCAAGTCATCGTATGCTGTTTCAACTGTGGCAGCATAATCAATTGTCTTATCTGCCTTTTTTGATGATATGGTGCCATTTTCAAAAGCATCCATTTCAGTTGTTTCTGAGAAATCAGACTCTTCCTCATCTTCTTCCTCATCGTCATTCATCTCCTCTTCATTCATCTCCTCTTCGTCTTCATAGTCATCTTCTTCATAATCATCTTCGTTTTCATCTCCTTCATTCGTGAAGCTTTCCTTTACACCTCTTTTACCTCTTTTACCTCTTCTACCTCTTTTATTATTAGCACGCCCGCGTCTGCGTCTGCGTCTTCTGTATCCCTCTTTCACTATTGAACCTGTGATAAAAAAATTAACAATACATAGAGTCGCCATCATAATAACTGTTTTATTTTTACTAAATCTTGTAATTATCACTCCAGCAAGTAATCCAAGAATAATCGCGTTATAACGACGCATCATTATATATCCGATTAAATTTAAAAGGCATATAACAATCATGATATTCATGACAAGTTTACTATGAATGATCGTATTGGCTGTGTTTGTCATAGTCTGTTTCAATTTACTTAATTGGCCCATTTGATTGTTGCGAGTTTACTTTATATATAAGAACTATAAAATAAAGGATGTATCCAATTAAATTACAATAAAAATGAATTTAATAATTATTAAATTCATTAGTAAAATAATAACATCTGATAATGCCCTTTACTAACTTTAATAAAGGAGGAGTATATATTAATGATAAAATTATAAAATTTCTTGATTCAATTCCCAATAATACGGAACACTTTGATATAATAAAAATTACACATATAAAATCATATAGAATAATAAAATTACTTGATATGCATACGCTTGTTATTAAGTATATCAAATTTAAAAAACTATATCAAATAAATGAAGATGGTGATTATATAAAAAACAAATTTATCCTTGATGATGTACTAAAATGTTTATTTGAATTTACAGAAAATGATGATGATAAATATGTTAACTTTCATAATTTATTCTATCATATACAGGATAGAGTTATTAAGAAGTGTACTACTTATTATGAAATTGACGATTGTGATTATTAAAATCATAAGTACAACCGTTACACATTTCTACTAATTTATCTATATTTATCTTTTGCGGGTAGTACGTCGCTTAGATGAACTTTTTCTAAATTTACCAGTGCGATTTTTTCGTGGCTTGTACTTTTGCTGCATGGCCAAAATACTAAGAGGGGCAATTGCATGTTTAATAACATGTCCCCACATACCGCCATTATGAACGCGATCAGGCTTCTTTGAAGGCTTCTTTGCCGTTTTTTTAAGAGAACTGGGTTTTTTCTTGTGGGTATATGTCATTGTAAGTTGTATATACTATGACATTATAAAAAAATAAATATATATCTTATGTTACTAAAATATAGCATTGAGCACACTATAGATTAATCAATAGAATAAAGTTTATTAAGTTTATTAAAAGAAACTCGGAATCACATATTCGCCTTGTTCATTTATTTCATATTTTGCGATAACCTTCGGATTTACCTTGTTGCTAATAATATCGTCTGCTTGATAAACATTTCGCTCCTCATCAATATAAGATGGTATTTCATCTATTACCTGCATCCATACATTCACTGTATAACGCGTTTTGGCTGTTTCGTTGACATTATTTGAAATATCACCATGTGGACAACCCTTCATATGAGTACCACAGTATTTTTCCGCGTTTTTTCGTCGTCGTGTGCATTGAAGCCCGGATGACTTTTTTGCTCCACATTGCTCAGATGGTAAAACTGGTACTCTGGGTCGTCCTGTCTTAAGTGAAGAATTATCTTGTATTTGTTCTTTTGGTTTATACATTGAAACAATATGACGGAGGGAAACAATATTCAAATCATCGTCATATTGTTCGCGATTAATAATATCCAATATACTACGTTTTAGTTCAATGCTGTTCATATTGGTATTTGTTCTATTGATTATAGTTAATTGAACAATTATGATTCATTTTTATTTATATTATACTTACTCGTTAAAATAGATGTTTTATTATCATTATTTTATATAATATATATTATTACATACGTTAGTAATAAATAATGACTGAGAATTTTAATTTACGAAAATTTAGAATGCAAGATATATCATTCGACGCAAATGAGTCAAAAGGACCAGTTATTGTTCTTATTGGAAGAAGAGATACAGGTAAAAGTTTTTTAATTCGTGATTTATTATTTTATCATCAACAAATTCCAGTTGGAACGGTTATAGCCGGAACAGAAGAAGGAAATGGATTTTATTCAAGTATGGTTCCAGGCGTGTTTATTCATGGAGAGTATAAAACGAATATTATCGAAAACATTTTACTTCGACAGAAAAAAGTTCTTAAAAAAATAGCACAAGAGTCAAGTGGAACACGGCAAGTTGCTTCTCGTTCAAAAATAGACCCACGCACGTTTGCTATTTTGGATGATTGTTTATACGATTCAAAATGGACCAGGGATACAATGATGAGACTTTTATTTATGAATGGTCGTCATTGGAAAATCATGCTTATTATTACGATGCAATATCCATTATGTTTTTATTTTGAGGGATAATTATATAGCCAATCGTAAGCGTATATATGAAAGTTATGCAGGAATGTTTCCCACATTTGACGCGTTTGCCCAAATAATGGACCAATGTACTGAAAACTACGAATGTTTGGTTATTCACAACAATTCGAAATCAAATAAACTGGTTGATCAAGTTTTTTGGTACAAAGCAAGTCCTCATCCTGATTTTAAATTGGGTTCGAAAGAATTTTGGGATTTGTCCAAAAACTACGACTTTGCTTCCCAGGCTGACCCAGAATATGACCCATCTAAACCAACAACAAAAAAACGTGGTCCAAAAATTAATGTAAAAAAATCAAAATGGAATTAATAATACTAGAAAAATTGTTAAATATGGGATTCTCTATTGAAGAATTGGATGACATTTTATAAAAATGAATTTATTAATAAAAAAATGAAATAAATTATATTTTTTCTTTCGTTGAAACTAATATGGAAACTAATTGGAACCAATATTTCTTCGGCTTCATTCAAACTCATCATGATAAGCCTTGGGATTGGAATGAGTTAAGTATAAATCCAAATATTACTATGGACATTGTGGAAACAAATCCAAATAAGCCTTGGGATTTGAGGGGGTTAAGTAGAAATCCAAACATTACTATGGATATTGTGGAAGCAAATCCAAATAAACCTTGGACATGGCAATGGTTAAGTAGAAATCCAAATATTACTATGGATATTGTGGAAGCAAATCAGGATAAGCCTTGGGATTGGAATGAGTTAAGTGGAAATCCAAATATTACTTGGGATATTATAGAAGCAAATTTAAATAAACCTTGGAATTGGTATTGCTTAAGTATAAATCCAAATATTACTATGGATATTGTGGAAGCAAATTCAAATAAACCTTGGAATTGGAATTATTTAAGTAGAAATCCAAATATTACTATGGACATTGTAGAAGCAAATCCAAATAAACCTTGGGATTGGCAATGGTTAAGTATAAATCCAAATATTACTATGGATATTATAGAAGCAAATCCAAATAAACCTTGGAATTGGAAATGGTTAAGTAGAAATCCAAATATTACTATGTATATTGTGGAAGCAAATCCAAATAAACCTTGGAATTGGCAATGGTTAAGTAGTAATCCAATTATTAATTGGGATATTGTGAAAGCAAATTTAAATAAGCCATGGGATTGGCAATGGTTAAGTAGAAATCCAAATATTACTTGGGATATTGTGGAAGCAAATCCAAATAAACCTTGGGATTGGAAATGGTTAAGTAGAAATCCAAATATTACTATGGATATTGTAGAAGCAACTCTAAATAAACCTTGGGATTGGAATTATTTAAGTAGTAATCCAAATATTACTATGGATATTGTAGAAGCAACTCTTGATAAACCTTGGGATTGGTATCAGTTAAGTAGAAATCCAAATATTACTATGGATATTGTAGAAGCAAATTTAAATAAACCTTGGGATTGGAATTGGTTAAGTATAAATCCAAATATTACTATGGATATTGTAGAAGCAAATTTAAATAAACCTTGGGATTGGAAATGGTTAAGTAGAAATAAATTTACAAAAGAAAAAGAAATGTTTGAGTTAAGAGTTAAACGCCAAAGGTTTGTTCAGGAAAAATTATTTGAAGAATTCGTTAAAGCATATATGCATCCAAATAGAATAGAAAATTTGTTAAATATGGGTTATTCTGTCGATGAACTTGATGACCTATTGTAAATTTATATGAAAGTGAAATATATGGTATGTGGCATGCGACATAATTATGTATAGTAAGAGTTTAATTAAATTATGCTTCATTTTTTACTCATATTTTATTGTTGAAGTCGACTCATTTTGTTTGACATCATAAATATAATAAAATAAAAATGATATAAACGTAGCATATAATAATAGTATTTAATACTGTATTTGATATGAACAAAGAACCAATCCAATTAACACTCCCACCGGGAATAGCAATAAACGATGTTGTCGTTAATTCATTGGAATCACATTTGAATAATTCATGTTTGGAGACAACCTCTATGCCGAAATCCACATTAAAGTCTCTTAAAAAGACAAGACGAAACACAATAAAGGCAAAAAAAGCGGAACATAGTCGTAAAACACGGTCATGGAAAGGTTTTGATGAAGAAATTACAAATAATTATAATCAACCTGAATTAGATTTCTCCAAAATGAGCGATGCGGAAATCCAATATAAAGTTCTACCGTTAAGTGATGATACGAATATATGCGTGAAGTGCAATTCAATCCTGTATGTTTATGAATCTGAAGGAGTACGAGGGTGCTCTAACCCAAAATGTGCCTTACTTTGTAGTAAAATTATTGACCATGGACAAGAATGGCGTTATTTCGGGGCAGATGACTCTCAAACATCTGACCCAACCAGGTGTGGTATGCCAACAAATACACTTTTAAAAGAATCATCTATGGGTTGTACTGTTCTTAACACGTCTCACATGTCGTATGAAATGAAAAAAATAAAAAAATATGCGGGTTGGCAATCCATGCCTCATAATGAAAAAATACTCAACGACGATTTTCGCCACATCGAATGTATGTCCAAAATATCAAATATACCCAAAATAATTATCAATGACGCTATGTATATCCATAAAAAAATATCAGAACATGAAACATCATTTCGTGGTAGTAATCGCGATGGTGTCCTTGGTGCGTCTATCTATATTTCGTGTATCATCAATAATTATCCCCGAACATCGACTGAAATAGCCGAAGTATTTAACTTTGATAAAAGCAGTGTTACAAAAGGATGTAAGGATGCTATTAAAATAATAAACGACATCGACCGTGATTTACCAAACGAAGAAAAAATTTCATTTAATGATACAAAGCCTATTGCGTTTATGGCGCGTTTTTGTAGCAAATTGGGCATGAATTCAAATATGACAAAATTATGCGAGTTTGTATCTATTAAGATTGATAAATTGAACTTAATGCCAGAAAATGTATCGTATTCAGTGGTAGCGGGTATTATTTATTTCGTATCAAATGTATGTAACTTAAACATAAGTAAACGTGAAATTTTCGATGTTACTAATATAAGTGAAGTAACTATCGGTAAATGTTTTAAAAAAATAGAGACATATAAATATGATATTCTTCCAAGTGTAATTCTAAAAAAGGAACGCCCTTCTTCAACATCCACTTAAATAACTTCCATTATTTATGCATAATAGAAATAATATAAAATAATAATTTTTCAACATGATAAATCGGTCGATATTTATTGTTGTAGTATTTAAAAAATTCATATGTATGAAATAGCACGTGTTTCATGTCATCAGGGGTAAAATAATCAAGAGATATTAATTTTTTATGTATGTACCATACACATTGGGCTATGTTTAGATTATATATAAATATGTCGTATATATCATTTCTAAAAGTTAAAAACGATAATTTATCAACATTAATCATTGAGTCCAGTATTTTATCGCATATTTTTTCATGATATTCAGATATATTAATAGTATTAGTATTTAGTTCTGCGTCAGAAACAGTCTTTTCATATAAAATATCTTTTAAT